ACCTCATGGATCATCAGATAGGACTCAGGCCCGATCACCCGCTCGTCGGCAGCCTGTAACAGGATCGCCGCCATTGAGGCCGCGTAGCCGCGCACCGTCATGGTGATCTTGTGGGTGCCTTTACCGCGCAGCGAGTAGGCTACCAACTGGTCGAACAGGTGCATCCCGTCCATTGCGCTGCCGCCACCGGACTGCATCACAATGTTGATGTCACAGGCGGGGTCTTGGCGGTGCCACACCGCTAACTGCTGAAGTGCTTTATCGACGGTCTTGGAGTCCACGGCTGACATGAAGTGAAGGTGGTGATGGAAGTGGTCAGCGGCTAAAGCGAACTCTTCCGCACGCAGCGTGGCATCCACGTTGATGCGGGCCATTTCCGCGCTGTAGATCGCCTCACAGGCCATAGCTTCCGACGCTCTAAGGTCAGCCCTCTGGGTGGCCTCATTAATTGAGGACAGTTCGACGGCAGCAGCTAAGTCGGCCAGCAGGTTGTCGGCTTCAGCTTCCAGCTTCTTAGCTTCAGCGGCCAACTTTTTCAGCGTGGCTTTTTCGATGGCCGCAGACGTGGGCTTGTTGTCGGGGGTGTTAGGGGTAGGCAAGTGAGTCTCCCAGGTAGTTAATCAGCAGCATCGCTAGTGCTATGCCGGATACCTCAATGACGATGACGATTGACACGATCAGCAGGACGGCGCGGCCCCGGCGGGGGGGTAAGCCCCGCCGGGTCAGCCGCTTCCAGGTCAGAACGGGGGTTCCGTTTCGCTGGCACCCCACGGGTCAGAGGCAGCCGGTTCGCTGCTGACCTGACCGCCGCCCGACGAGCGGGGCGAGTCGCCCTTAGCCCGCTTAGTAACGCTGGCGGTGGCGTACTTCAGGGACGGCCCCAGTTCTTCGATTTCCATTTCGATGACGGTGCGGTTATCGCCGTCAGCGGTTTTGAAGCTCCGCTGCACGACCTGGCCGGTGACGATCACCCGCCCGCCCTTGCGGAGGGATTCGGCGGCGTTCTCTGCCGCTTCCCGCCACACGCTGCCCCGCATGAACAGGGTTTCGCCGTCTTTCCAGTCGTTGCTCGCCTTGTCAAACTTGCGCGGCGTGTACGCAACGGTCAGGGCTGCGACTGCAACCCCGCTCTTGGTGAACCTAAGCTCGGGATCGCCGGTCAGGTTGCCAACTACTGTCATGGTGTTCGTCATGGTTGTTTTCTTCTTTCGTTTCGTGACAAGGCGAAACAGTGTTCTTCGTACTGTTCGCGGGTGAAATCCGATCCACAGTCCTCGCTGGCGCAGTGGATCGTGTCGCTGCCCAGCCATGCCCCTAAGGTGGACTGGTTGCAGCGTGGGCATGGCGCGGCTCTGCGTTGCCATACCCGGTTAAGGCCCACCATCTGGTCGGCCTTGCGGTGGACTCGTCGCACGTCCAACGCTCTGTTGATGCCGTCGAGAAACACTTCCTTGCGGGAGTCTCGCCGCCACAACAGAAACTTTTCAGCCGGGAGCCGGATAAGGTCGGCCACCCGGTATCCCCCAACCCGATCCGTAACGTCACCGATCTCGTCAATAAGGTCGGTGACCGCCACATTCAGTGGGGCTTGCGGGGTTGGTGTCGAGTTCACCTTGGAGGTGTAAGACACGGACATAGACCCGCCCTTAAATGCTTGGAGGGCTTGCGCCAGGTGCGGAAGTTCATCCAAACGTCGTTGAATGTCGTCCACGCACCCGGCGCATAAGCTGTCGGGTTTACTGGTTACTGCCGCACCGTCAGGTGTTCTCGACACGCACTCTTTGCCGCCCCGGCAGCGATGATCCATCTAGCTGGCCCACCGCTTACGATCCTTAGCCCGCTTACGACTGACCGTGCGGCACTCACGGCAACGCCGCTCAGTTCCTTTCGGTGAAGTCCACACGTTGTCGCCCTCAAAGAGGTGACCTTGGCGGCACATTGTGTGCCCCGCCGTAGACCCCTTAGTCGCCCCCTCCATACCTCGGATCGGGGTGTAGGCGGGCCACTGATAGTTCTGGCCGTGAATCTCGCGCAGCAAACCCAACCGCTCATCGCTGGACGTGCCACCCCACACCCCGAACTCTTCCTGCCCGTCCAAGCTCGCCTGAAGGCAGTCCTCCATCACCGGGCAGGAGTTGCAGATGCGCTTAGCAACCTTGAAGGTGGAGCCGCCCGCAGGGAAAAAGATTTCAGGGTCAGTCTCCGAACACAACGCACCGATATGCCAGCCGGGGCTAAGCATCCGCATCGTCCGTGGTCTGGAACGGGATCGGCAGGTTGGCATTGATAAACCTGTTCGCCATGCCCTTGGCGATCCCCCACAGCAGTTCGTCGCGGCCCTGATCGGTGCCCAGGAGCCGGAACAGTGCATCAACATCCATCACATGCACGTCAGTGAAAGTGATCGTTACCGTGTGGTCGCTGGTGAATTTGACCTTGGCATCAATCACCTCGGTGCGGTCATGGTCGTCGTCGAAGTCAAACGGGGAGAACGGCATGTTAGTCAACTTCCTGAATAAGGATTTCGATGCGAGGATTTTCTTTGTCGAACTTGACGGCTAAGCGGTCTTCAACCACCCACAGGTAATGGTCATCAGGCCATACACCCGCCAACACCAGGCCGTCCTTAACTGCTTTAAGGAATGGGCCTAAGCCGTCGTTGTCGCGTTTGCGTTTATCCGGCGCAAACCAAGTGACCGTCACAATGGACGGCCTCAAGTTTTTAATGCCCTGCCTGACGGCGAGCCAGTACACAACGTCGCCCACTTCCTTTTTGGCTTTAGCCTCTTGATGGAAGTGGGCGCGTCGTTGCTCGTTGGCACTTAGGGGGGGTCGCCGGAACGGGGTAACGATCCGGTAATCCACCTAGTGGTTGTTGTTATTGTTCAGCGGAAACACATTGCTGTTGTCGGTGTTTCCGCTGGTCGCCGGCCCCACAGTGTCGGCGTTAAGCTGCTCCGACACCGCCTGTTCAGCCTCATCCTGCAAGCCAATCGTGCGGATGTGATGCTCTGCCTGGGCAAGCCTGATGCCGGTCAGAACATCGGAGGGAACCGACGCTAAGGTGGCATACACTTGAGCTAGGTGGATGTGCGCGAAATACTCGGCTGAGTCTGCCGCGAACGTAGCTGCATCACCCAGGATGGTGTTCGCTGCCTGCCATGCCATGACTCGCGGGTCTTCACTTTGAACAAACATTTGGCTCTTCTTTCCATTCGCCTGCTGCCCACACGCCGTACACGTCTGGGTGGTTGTGAAATGTGAAGCATTCGGTGAACACTTCACACCGACGACAGATCACCCCTAGCTGCTTAGCTAAGAGTTCGCCGGGTGCATCTTTTTGGGTGAATCTCGGATCGCCGTGACAGGAAGCCAAGTCGATCCAATGGCTGTCCCCACCGGGCTGCATCAGCGACTCAATGTCGTCGCTCACCCGATCCGCGCTAAGTCGCCGCGCCACAACATTTCGATGGTGCCCTGCTTGCCGTCCCGGTTCTTTCCGACGTTCATCAGGACGGTGCCCGAACCCTCATTTTCACGGTGCAACAGCAGCACCACGTCGGCATCGTTTTCGATGCTGCCGCTCTCCCTAAGGTCAGCGATGGTGGGCATTCGGTCTGCGCCGTTACGGTTCACCTGGGATGCCAGGATGATCGCCGTATGGGTGTCGGCGGCGCATATCTTGAGGGAGCGGGTGATGTGGTCGATGGCTTCCCGCCGGTCGCCACCCTTAAACGAGGCGGTGATTAGCTGGCAGTAGTCGATGAAGACTAACGCCGGTTTGCGACTCCGAATGTGGGCGACGACCTGCTCGACGGTGATCCCGGCTTTGTCGAACACCTCAAGGTTCATGGCGCGGCGGGAGTCGATGTATTCGGCTACCCGTTTATGGGTTTCCTGTTTCATCTGCTTACGGAAAATCTCGCCGTAGTTAGCCCATGCCCCTGATGCTAAGAGCCGTCCCGCGACTTCCAGCTTCCCCATTTCCAGGGAGAACACGGTGACCGGCAGGCCGTTCTCCGCGACATGTGCGGCCATGTTCAGACCGCCCATGCTTTTACCGGAGCCGGGACGGCCCGCAATCACATACAGCTTGCCTTTGCGGAAGCCGCCACCCAGGTATTCGTTAAGCTCAGTCCACGGGGTGGAGATAATGTCTTCCGGCTTGGCCTGCCAGGTCTGCCACATCCCGGCCAGTTCCCCGAACATCACGCCGCCCTCTGAGGGCTTCCGCAACTCGCGGAAGTAACTTTCGGCCTGGGCGATAGCGTCATCGAACTCGTCCTCGCCCACCTCGGACGCTAACTGGATGAAGCGGTTACCTACCGCGATCATCCCCCTTAGCTGTGCCCGCTGCGCCACGATCTTGGCGTAGTAGCTGGCGTTGACCACGGAGGGGACGGCGGCGATAATGTCGAGAAGGGCGGTCGCGCCGCCTATCTTGTTGAACTGCTTACGCACACCCAACTCTTGGCCGACAGTGATCGCGTCGGCTGGCTCGCCCCGCGTGAACAGGGCTACCGCAGCGTCGAAGATCATGCCGTTGATGGGCCGGTAAAAGTCGTTGGATTTCAAAACTTCCAACACCTCCGGTATCACGGCGTTGTTCAGTAACATCGCCCCGATCACCGACTGCTCTGCGGCTAAGTCCTGCGGTGGTGTCTCGTTCACTGTTCCTTCCTGACCTGTTCGATCCACTGCTGTTTGGCGTTGAGCATGAAAGCCTTAGCCTCGTTGACGGTCACGATGGACAGCGGAAGATCGGGTGCCGTGAACACCAGCCCAAACCGGGCCAGCACTTTGGTGTCGCCGGTCTTCCACGCTTCCCGTAAAGCCGCATCGCGTTCCGCGTAGCCACCCCGGCGAACCACATCCGATACCAGCATCGGAAGCCAGGAGGGCGCGGCGTTCGACTTGCCCAGCCACAATTTCAACGCGGCTTTAACCACGTCGAACTCGATGCCCTCAATGAGCAGATCGCTGACCTCTTTGGTGAGCTTCTGAATCACGTCGCCGGGATGGCCGGGAGGGATGATCTTGTGGACGAGCAGACCTGCGGTGGTGCGGGGCGACTCGTCGGCGTTCCATTCGGCCCAGTCCTTGAACTGGTAGCCATGCTTAGGTGTTTCGACTTTCGCCCACAGGCCGGATTGCAGTAGTGCGGCCACCTCGTCGTGGTGTTCCGTTACCCGTTCAGCGGGGATGAATCCTGCTGTCCGGTTGTCCCGTGACCAAGAGTTGCAGAGAGTCCACAAGCCCATCGCAGCTAAGCCAGCGTTTTCGGCTTTAGGGTGGTTGTGGAGTTTCCGGTGGATTCGCCCCCAGTCGCTCACCCGGTTTCTTCTGCCGGATACCTTAGGTCTTTTTCCCGCACACACACGGTGGGCATGTGGGGCATCCAGCTATTGAGCGATCCGTAGTCGGCTTCAGGGTCAGCGAGGATGCGGCACATGATGTATCCGTTCACCGCGCTGACCGAAATAACCTCGCCGGGAGACTCGTTGCCGTCGAACGTGACCACCACATCGTCACCGGGCTGAAATGGCATATTCTTTCTCTCCTTAAAATAATTCAAGTTCCGGTTCTGTACTATTTAATGTGCATGAAGTACACAATGCTCCCGTTTTTACGGCAACCTTCCCCTTGCCCACCTTGCCGTGACCCCAAATACAGAAAGGCTCTTTGTGACCGGCTGCCCGTACCTCAATTTCCAGATTGTCAATCTCTGCGGCGGTATTTGGATACCAAATCCTGATTCGATCAAGCTCACCCTTAGGGGCAAAGGCACCACAAAGACACTCGCCAGACATCCCTAACGCATCTGAAACTGAATTGAAAGGTACTGGATCGGATTTTTCGTCAGCAATTGCCCGATAAACAGCCATGTCTTCCTTAGTCCACATGGCTAACGGACTGGCCCAGATTACGGAGCCGACCGATTCATGCAGGGGTATATTTACCCGCCGACGAGATTCTGCTCGCCGCCTACCGGCAATAAACAAAACCCTCTCACGGCGAGGATGTTCTATCAGTTCATTGCGAACCTGATTCAAGCAACGCTCTTTCAACCTCTGATACATCTTGTGAAGGTCGTTGCCCCTCGGCTTTTAGGCTAAGGGGCAACGACCTTGTAGTGCATCGCTGGCCCCGGAAATCCGCGATCAATAACCAATTCCCTGTAGGAAATTGGTGCTACACGTTCAATTAAATTGAGATTCCAATTTTTACAGGTATCCCTTACGAACTGCCGGGTTTCCTCAACACCAATTGTCGTGTTGGCATGAACTGCATGGTCAACTCGGCCCCTCATCATATGTGCCAAAACGGTTGAATCGTTGCCGCCGGAAAATAGAACACACCATGCGGCACGCATCCGGCCACCGCTTTCCTTCTCCCAGGCCATATCAACAATTTCGTTTGCCTGATCTACCAATTTCCCCACCCGATCAATTCGCTCAGATGGGTTTAATTCGGAAATCACCGAAGGTGGACAAACCTGTTTCAAATCAGGATTCAAAGGATCACCAGTAAAAAGCTGTTCATCATCGAACAGGAAATCGCTCATAGTCAACTTTTCCTTGCGCTGTAAGTAAGGCCCACTGAGAGAGCCGGTAATGGATGGCTGTTTGGGCGGGGTCAAGCCAGGGCCGCACATGGAATCCCTCGTCGCTGGCCGCGTCGGGATGGGATTCAATCCAGCCGTGGCATCCCCGCGTCCCGTCACCGCACACAGCGACTATGTTCTGGGGTTCCCACAAGCCCCCCTGGCCGCGTTTCTTGCGGTGGTGCATGGTGACCGCCGAACCGCTACAACAACGCTCACAGAGCGCGTCAGAGCGTTCTAGGACGATCCGGCGGCACGCCTTCTCATTCACCTGTTCCGTGGATGAGTTCTTCCGTTAAATCCCACAAGCACCACAGTTCCGACGAGGTGCGAGAAGGGTTAACGCCCGCATCAACTTCCCCCCTGAACCTGTCGTGAAGAACCTGATATTGATGCAGCACAATCTGGCGGTCAAACAGGTCGGGAATCGTTACGATCATCGGCCCCAACCGTTGCACCATCTGGCGTGTCTGCTTGATGCCGTTGAGCCATGCCACATCAACCTTCATCGTCCCGCCCCTAACCAGAAAAGGAAGTAGCCAACCCGGCCTGTCACGGCGAGTCGAACCTTGTGCCACAGGGGATGCTTAACGTCTCTCATCGCTCCCCCACACCCGCCGTGCCGTATGCCTGCATAATCAGTTTCGCCTCAGTCTGTAGAGCGGAAATCTTCTTCTCCATCGCCGCCGCAAGATCGCGGGCATAGGTGTGGGCTACGTCAGCGGTGTCCATCGCCAACCACAAATCCTCTGTAGCAATCGTGGCCTTGTCGTCGCGGTCGTTGAAACTTCCCGGCATCGACTCCTGACGCTTAGCTGCCTTAGAAATCGTGTAGGCACGCTTAGCTTCCAAGTGCGCCTCGCGGGCATCGGCCACCACTTTTGCGCTGTTCTCTAAACGGTCAGCCGACTTTCTGATCTCAGCGGCAATCGTCACCGGATTCCACTCAGTCACCACATTCCCCCTTCCCTCTTAAACGAGGGCATCCACCACCCGAACGGCGGCGGCTCATTAGCGAAGACGGCGTGCAACCGAAGCACCCCATCAGGATCAGACTTAGCCACATACGACCGGACAACCCAGCGTTCATCGCCTAACTCAATGAACAGCGTGGCCCTGTCCTCCCGGTACACCTCAATTTCGGAGAAGGTGTCGTCGTAAGCCGCCCAAATGCCATCGAAACCGGAGTCCTCGCGGATCACCAGGCCAGCAGGCGGCGAGCTAAGCAACACCCACCAGATCGGGCTGGTAGTCACACCGGCCTCAACTTAGCTATGCCCTCAATGGTGGTGAAGAAACCGCCGCAGCTATAGCATCCCACCGCACCGCGATGGCTAAGCTTGACCACGAACTCCTGAACCCACCGCTGAATGTGCGGATCGCACAGCAGATAGTCGCCGCAGCCGTGGTAGTGGATGTGCCAGAACACCCGGTTTTGGCAGCCCTCTTCATGTTCACAAATCATGTCCTCATCAAGACCGGCCACAATCTGATCGAAGCTGTCCACGACACTTCCCGGTGTCACGCCGCCACCGTCACCATCCCCGCCTTCAACAGTTCAACGAAAGCGGTGATCTGGTCGGAATCTGCATCCCGAAGTGAGTTGTTTCCGGCAGCCCCGGCGGCGAAAGTAGCAGCAACGTCGTTAAGCTTCCAGCCGCGATCAGCGCACAACAGTCGAAGCTCGTCGCGGGCCACATCAGCCGGGGACGGCGAACGATCAATCTCGTCGTTGCCCAAAGACACTTGCTGCTCAACGTGAGCCTCAACGTCCTCAACCTTGTCGGGCAGCCCCACCAAAGTGGCACCCACCAGGGCTGTCATCTGGCCCTTGTTATAAAGACTCAAGCCGAACTGGTCGCCCAAATCCTTAGCTGCCCGCTTAGTACTGAGGGAGATAGCCGACTTGTATGCCAGGTCGTGGGCATCGCCACGGGTCTGGTTCTGCGCCACCCCCATCGACCCGTCCTCGTAGACGGCAGACACGTTGCCCTGGTCGTCCTTCACGGTGAGACGAACCAACGCCTTGTAGCACACGTCCCACCGCTTACCCGTCTCATCGCGGGGAGACTCGTACACAAGCTCCACGCTCAACACCTGTTTGTCCCAGCCGCCGAACCCGAAGATTCGGGTCAGGTGGGCGGTCACATCCTGCTGGGCGACGTGAGCGTTTCCCTTGCCGTCCCTAAGCACCCGCTTAGCGTTGATGGGGGCCAGAAGTTGGGTGATCTGCTTTTCGGTGAACATGGAGAACTCCTAGTAGAAGAGGGCGTAGTCGCGGCCAGTGATCCACTTGTCGGCCTCGGACTCCCGAAGCTCAAACAGGTCAGCCAAGTCAGGCTCCTGAGCCATAATCAAACGGGCATAAAAAGCCCGGTGCGTGTTGCAGATTTTGTAGTCGGGGTCGGTGGTGGTCATCGAAATCTGCCACCGCGCCACCTCAAACAAACTCGCGATCCCCACCTTGTGACGACCCGTCTTAGCCACCCATTCGTGGGCCAAATCGACCAACGTGTCGTAGATGCGGGGATTAGCGGCGTGGAACAATTCAAACTTGGCGATATTCGACAAATCGCTCACAGATGTTGCTCCATTTCAAAAGGCACCGGCTGACCGGCAGACGAAGCGAAGTAGTTGACCATCCGGTCAATCGAATTGCTTAGCTTTGCCGCCCGTAACCCCACCTCCATGTCCAGCCAATAAAAATCGACCTGGGGGTCTTTCGTGGACAGCGGGTAATGCACCAGGACGGCCCACTGCGTGTTAATCAACTCATGCAGATCGGAGCGTTCGTTCGTCTCCTGGTCGTACCGGCATCCCGTCCCGTAAGCGGCTAACTGGGCTGACACCCCCGCCGGATAGCGGGCATCCCAGCGGCCAGTCTTAAGGTCGGCGGCGCACACCCACGGCACCGTGATCGGCACACCATCCGGCCCCGGCGTGCCCACCGGAATCTCCATCAGATAGTCGATGCTCCCGGCACGCTTAATCTCATCGTTGACAATCAAGATTTCCTGCGCCAGGAACTTGGCCGGTTTCATCCGTTCGATGTAATGCTTCAACGGAGCGACCATGTGCTTCTGCACAATGGTGGGGGTGCGACCGTGGTTGACGATCTCTGCAAGCTTGTGGAACTCCGTGCCCTTAGCTGCCGCCGACGATGCACCGGCAATCTCAGCGGCCTTATCGACCGCTTTCATCAGCCGGGACTTGCCCGACTCCGAACCGCCGTCATCACCCTTGTAGTAGGGGTCGCCGTCATACTCGTTCAGCAAGGTGACGATTTCGGAGCGAGCCGCATCCGACATGACCACGCCGATAGCGGCCATCGCTGACTTCCACCTAGCTAAGCCGTCGCCGCCCTTAAGGTTGGCACCGGCACTGGACGACCGGCCATACTTTTCGATGTCCTTGCGGTGACCGGCGGCACGGAAATACCGCTTGTTGTCCTTGGAGGTGATCCACTCCCCCTCCACCGGATCGGCACCCGGCGGGGCCACCAACACCTCGCCCCGGTAGGAGCGTTTCAACGAATAGTCAGTCATTCTGGCAACCTTTCAGCAATAGCGATCAGGGCGTTAGCTGCGGCGTACAGCAGGAAGTCGATGGTGTCGATTTCGTCGGTTCGCGGGGTGTCCCCGTCCTCGCCGTACATGAAGAAGGTGACGGCTTCCTTAGCTTCTTCAAGGTGGTCAGGAATCGGCATCGGTGAACTCCAAGAACTCGTCGTCGGAGGTGTCGTCGGGGATTCCCCAGCACGGGTACAGCCGACTGGTCAGCACCAGGCCCGACTGTTCCGGCGGCACACAGAACCGGCCACGGCGCGACGAATGGGTGCCGTCGCGGTGCTTCTCCCAGGCGGTGATCCCGGTGAACGTCAGATGGCATCCGGTGCAATGGGAAGTAAGGCTCCCCGCCCACCGTGACGGGCACTTAGCGCAGTGGTGCGGATGGTTACTCATAGTGGCTCGTTGAAACGCTTAGCATCGCGCTGACGATTCAAGTCTTCACGCCTTTCCCGACACTTTCGCTGACTTTCTTTAACCTTGGCGCGGTTGTCCTGATACCATTTCGCGTTGTAATCTGACCGATCCTTAGCTCGATCCTTAGCTCGCAGCCTGTTTGCCGCATTAACGCAATGGCGACAGATGTACTGATAACCGTCAGGCGCGGCGGGATGCCGAAAGAACTCAAACTTTGGAAGGTTTTCCTTGCACTTACTGCACACCTTGTATTCCAGGCCGGGGATCATCGCATGGCCCACTTCAAACTTGCATCGGCGGCATCGACCAGGGCCAGCAGTTGACGCTTAGCCCACACGTCGTTAGCCCCGGTCAGAATGTCGTGGATGGTGGAGCGAAGCTCGTCGTGCAGCATGATCGCGTCAGCGACACATGCCTTAGCTTCATCCAAGTCCAGGGCGATCTCGGCCATTGAAACGAAATAGTCACTTGGGGTCATCGAACAATTCCTCACTGGCGCATCCCCACGGCGCATGGCCGGGGATGTAATAGATGTGGTGGGCAGAACGGGCGATCACCGTGACCGGCTCACCCTGAAGCTGGGCGTAATCTCCGATAGCTAAAGAGGTCATGCGGAAATGCGGATGATCTCGTCAGGGAACAGCAGGCAGGCATTCCACACCGCATCCAAGAAATCCAGTGTGCTGTCGTAAGTCCCCCACTTATTGGGGGCATCCAGGCTGCGGTAGTGCGACTCGTCCTGAACCATCTTGTTCATCGCCAGCAGCAGAGGCTTAGTAAGCTCTGAGGCAGGCTTGCCGTCGAACTTGGCGAGGTCGCATCCGGCTTTCTTCCACATCGGGGCGGTGTTCGATGTGTGGTTACGCCAGAACAGTTCGTGGTCGGTGTCGCGGTAAAAAATTGTCACGTCGTAGCTCAATGCGGTAGCCCATTCTTATAGCGGAACGCCGCGTCAACGCCGTTCACTTCATCGCGCATCCGTGCCATATCGCGGAAGCGGTTGTCGGGGAGTTCGTCGTAGCAGAACGCCCCGGCGCATTGGGTGATGTGGCCGCGCTCAGCAGCGATCAATTCCACAACAGCGTGAACCCGGTTGAACGTGCCGCCGCTGCTGATGAAGTCATCAATGAACAGCCACCTCTCCCCCAGGAATCCTTCAGCCAAACCGGCTGAATGAATGGAGTCCTTAGGCTTACGGACAGCTAAGAACTGCGCCCCAAAAATCTCGGCCAGCCGTTGCAGCGGCAGCAGACCCGACAGGCCGGTTCCGACAACGGTGTCGAAGTCGATACTGGACAAAGCGTTGATCGCCTTAGCTCGCATTTCTGCGGGTTCCAGCACCGTCTTTACATACGACGACCTAACCCTGATCGGTGTCACATCGCCCTCGTCTTGTCGGTGCGGGTGTCGGTCGGATCGGGGCCGGGGTCGCCGCCCGCCAGGACGATCTGCGATGCCAGATCGGCCCGCAGTTCCAGAAGCTCCAACGACTCCGCGTACACCCGGTTGGTGTAGTCCTGGCCGAACAGGAACCGGAGCCGGTGGTCGCATTCATAGAGCGCAGTCATCAGGGCGTTGCGTTCCTCTAAGAACTGTGCGGCGGTCATACCAGACCCTCGTCAATCGCGGAGAGGATGCCACGGGCCATGCGGATGAACACCGCCGGGATCGGAGCAGTGTTCGCCAGCGGGCCACCGTCCTGACTGAGCGGGCCGGTGCTGCTGTCCACACCGGCACAGCAGCGACGAAGATGGATGGCAGCTTCCATCACCCGCGCCTCGTATTCCGCGAGCCGTGCCTTGTCGGCACTGTCTTCCTGGCCGTCCTGGTAACGCTGAGCGGCCAGCAGGGCAGCCAGGTATTGGCTGGCATATTCGATCTGAAGTTCGTACTCGCATTCCGGCGAGAAGCTGTACTCGCCCACGCTCACGCCGCCGTCGCAGTCGGGGATGATGTCGAACTCGTAGTCGTCGGGGTGGACGAAGAGTTCGTAGTCGGTGGCGTAATCGTCGGTGGCGGTCATGGGCGTACTCTCTTCCGGTCATAGCGGCGGGTGTTGTTGTGACGTTTGCGGGTACGAAGACCCACGGTGGAGGCAATCGCGCCCACCGCCCGGTTGTAGATGGGCGGCAGTCCGATCACTTCCCCCTCGACAAGCGGCTCAGCCGCCAGTAACACCGCCCAGGCGGCGAGGGCCACCTGGCCGTCATGCGACAACATGGAAAACTCCATAGGCGTAGCTAGCTCCTGCCTGATCGCCCCACGATTGCGGGACTTCAAGGCCAGGGTCTTGGGCCTCTTGAGTTGTGATCGACCCGCCACAGAGGGCGGGAGGTTTGTTGATCGCCGGGGGAGCCACCGTCCAGGGCCGTCGCATTCCCCGCCCAAGGGGAGAGGCCCGGTCGGGGCTGCAAACCCCGGCGATCTAGCACGCATCCGTGGACTTGAACCACGCCACTTACCTAAGAGGTAAATGTCCACCAGTAGAAGGATGATGCGCCCATCGCAGGATTCCTCACCCCCATATAGACGTGCTGCTGGATTTTCGACAGCACGCAGTTGCCTCGCACACACGGTGCGGTCAAGGGATGGTTTGGGAAAGACCGTGGAAGCGTGCCGCCCCCTTGGGCAACTCGGTCGTCCCGTATTCCTGCTGGAAAGCTATATGTCACAGTGACGATTACGCCTGTACTGTTTCTCAGGACTCGGCACTGGACTTGTGGTCTTCACCATAACGACTGAGTGTTACCCAGCCGCCTCGACACGCCGAAGCGTGCCCAAGTTTATGCAAGCGGTATGCGGAACGGATGGGGTGTACGCATCGGTGGCCTCACAGGGGCACTACCGTGCAGAAGATTGCATAAGTGGCGATCACGAACAGGGCCGTGGCCCATACCGTCATCTCGACTATCTGCCATACCGTGTACTTCATGTTGATTGTCTTCCTGACCCGGTGGAATCAAATCTTGTAAGCGGTTTGATTTATTGATGCTGGACGCAACCATGCTCCGTGTGACACGTTCCTGTCAAGTTGCTGTGGTGTGATCTACGTCACAGACTTGAGCCGGGAATTACACGGCTGTCATTTATCCCAGATGGAACATTGCAGTTCAAGACACCTATTGGCGACTTGCCAAAAACTCCCTGCCTACTTAAAATCGGGGTCATGGGAAACAAGGTGACACATCAGATAAAGAAGAAGATCGGCTACGAAGAGGGCCGCGATCTTGACATTCAGACGTGCGACCGGCTGCGCCTCGCCCGCATCAAGTCGGGCCTAGAGCAAGACGAGATCGCCGAAATCCTGGGGGTGTCATCCTCCACCGTGTCCAACTGGGAATGCGGGCGCACCGCACCCAAGCTCCCCATGATGGCCGCGTGGGCACAGGTGACTGGGTACAACCTGTCCTCGCTCGTCTACGCGCCAGCAGAGGCCCAGGAATTAGCTACAGGAGCCGGTAGCGACATCGCGCCGCACGACAGTGCTGACGCTAAGGAAGTTAGCCTGCTCCCCTGCCTGGGGTCGAACCAGGAACCGTGCGGTTTCGGGATCGAACAGACTTGCGACAACATCACCATAACAAACGTGGCCGGGGTGAAAAAGCCCAGTTCCGTTAGCTGCTAACCGGCCACGGAAACCCCGAAAACAAAAAATCGACACCACAAAATTGTTAGCTGGACTGCGGCCAATAATTGGCGTAGAATCAAATCATAAGCCCAGGCCAAAGGGACAAAATGACCAGGAGAAGTAACGTGCAGGGACTCGCGCTCGTAGGACAGAAGCCGGTGCGGAAGCACGCGCAGACCTATCAACTACCCGCCCCGTGGGAAGCCGCCGTCGAGGGTTGGTTGAACTGGCTGCGGATGGGCGGCATCGCAAAATCCACCATCTATTGCAGGCGCGGCCACATCCGCTACATCGCCCGCCGCAGCAACACCGAACATCCCCGCGAAGTAACCCTTGCCATCCTGGTAGAAGTGTGCAGCGAAAAACCGTGGTCGAACGACCACCGCAAGGGAGTCAGGACGAGCCTCGTCGGATTCTTTGAATGGTGCGTAGCCCAAGGGATCACCCAGGCAAACCCGGCGGCACCGCTGCCCCACGTCAAAGAAAGTCAACCCAAGCCCCGGCCCGCCACCGATTCAATCTGGTTCGCCCTACTAGATAAGGCCACTCCCCGCGAACGGATTATGGCCCTCCTGGCGGGTGAAGCGGGGATGCGCCGTGCAGAGGTGGCCGTCGCCCACTCCGACGACCTCATCGAAGACTTGGACGGCTGGGCGATCATCGTCCACGGCAAGGGCGGCAAGCAGAGAGTCGTCCCCCTCACCGACAGCTTAGCTAAGGAGATAAGGGACTACTGCCGGGAAGCGGGATACCTGTTCCCTGGCATCGACAGATGGGGTAACAGCATCAGCGATCATGTGTCGGTGGCGAACGTCGGAATCATCATCAGTCGGCTCATGCCACCCACCTGGACGATGCATAAGCTGCGGCATCGCTTTGCCACCAGAGGGCATGGCGGTACAGGCAACCTGAGGGCCGTACAGGAAGCCCTTGGGCATGTGTCGGTGGCAACCACCCAGAAGTATGTCGCAACGTCGCGAGCGGAGATCAGGGCCGTGTCGGAAGCGGCCCATAAGAGCAGGCCATAAGGCATGTGACGGAGATCACAAAGTCTTGTTCTTTTGACCGTACCCCTCGACGTGGGAAGTTTCCTGTTATTGAGACTCTCCGCACGACACCTGAGCGTTAGCGAAGGTGGCGGTCGCGGCCCCGCAGGGGTCGCCCTACATAACATCACCTTCCGCTCGTCACCCCCGGCTCACCACCACCCACGGACGGTCACGACCGCTCATCGGGAAAGCACAAGCAAGTGCCCTTTACCACCACCCCAGAGCGACACAGCCGCCCAGGTGAGTGGTTACCAAGTAGTGGCTAAGACCCAGCCAAACTACAGAGGGAGAAGCGGAATGAAACAAGCCCTGACAAGGCTAGCCCTATGGCCTGCCGCCGCCGTCGCCGGATACATACTCAGCAACTTGTACTCGCGGGGAATCGGCACAAAATTCATAGACGACTTCACCGCCACCGCAGACATCCTTGGCACCGAATGGAACATCGACTACCGCATACCCCGCTAAAGCGTCTACCATAAGGGTATCCAACGAAAGGGATACACCTATGGGAAAAAGGTACAGCGTCTTTGATGACATGGACTCGTCACTTGACGCAGACGAAACGATCATCTTTTCGGTAGGAAACAACTCCTACGAGATCGACCTCAACAAGGCGAACATCGACCGCCTCCATGCCGCTCTTGAGCCGTTCGTTAAAGCGGCCAGGAGGGCACCTAAGCCGCACCTCGCCCGCCCGCCGCAGAAGAAGCACTCCAACCCCGAACTAGATGCCATCCGGTTGTGGGCTGGCAAGAACGGTTACTCCGTGTCGGACAAGGGTCGCATCCCGGTAGAAGTGGAGACGGCATACCGCAAAGCCCACCCAGAGCCGAAGCCATCCTCGCCCGTGTTCTCATCGGACATCCTGGCTTAACAAAAATGCAGGTCAGGCGCAGTGGGAAGTTTACTTTTTTCATTCTTCCCACTGCGCCCATTATTTCTGTATGGTTACAACCGGCTGTCAGTTCACTGTCAGTCGGATGAAAGTTTTTAACTTTCCGTTTGGCCCAAGAACCTGGCCCTAGTCCCTGGCCCCCTGTGCCCCGCGTTGAGCGCACCATCCTTGTTCGCGGGCATCGGCCTAATCCGGCCCGCGATCCATGCACCGATCAGGGCTACCGGAGGGGACACAAGCAGTTCAATGGACACCGATACCAGCCTTTTCTACGACGACATCATCACACGCCTAACGCCGCAAGCCGTCATATGCAGGGAAGCCGTCGCCTGCCCCCAATGCCTCGCCATGCCGGGGTGCTTCTGCCTCAACATCATCAACGGAGAAATTGGAACGAAAATGCGGTTTGTGCATTACCGAAGGGCTGAACTGGCCTTCCCGCTACATGTGTCGCCGCTCGACGGGGGAATGCCGTGACCCGCACCGTAAGGTACAGCAAAGACGAACTGATGCGGGCCGTCAGGATCGAACGCATGGAGCTACAGCAAGAACTCATTGCCGCATCCCGGCGCATCCGCGAGATCGAAAGCCGGATGGAAGAACTCGACAAAGCTGACAATCTGCTTGAAGGCTTAGATCGGTAAACGACAAAAAAGAGGGCCAGGTTGCTCAACGCCGGGGGAATCAGCGGAGCAACCTGGCCCTCGGCCTTGTTGCGAGTTATATCAACACGGACATAACTCAAACAACGGCATCAACCCGCAGGTCAATGTCGTTTTTCATACCTTTCAAGCGGTCAAGATCGGAAGGCCGGTAACCGGCCCACGTCCACATCGCACCGTCACCTAAGTCCACGACAACCACCGGGGCTGACGCGAAACCCAGCAACTCCACCGTGGCCTTAGCCTCAGGGTTGCCGTCCAGCTTCACCTCGTCGAAATCAATACCGAACTGGCTTAGCTTCTTAGCTGTCAGCTTGCACGGCTGACAATCATTTTTGGAATAGACGGTGACAATCAAAATGGACTCTCTTGCTTTTTGATCCTGCTACTAGTGGTGGTTCCGTATCGGCGCATCCACTGGTCACGAAAATCCATGAACGATACATGCGGGTTTGTTTCATGGCCCCTCTGGGCTGCATCGAACTCATGCTGCCGGTGCCATTCCTGGTCGCTTAAAATCCACGCCCAATACATTTCGTCCCTGACCCTAAGCTCAGTCAATTGCACGTTAAGGAAATTGATTTGACGGCGAAGGTCTTTCAGTTCCGAATCAATCCTTAAATGATCGCGGCCATCCGACGTAGCGCGGGCACGCCACCTCTTCCCCAAAACGGGGATAAGGCGGGCGACAGGCTCGTAAGCTGCGGAAAGCTTAGACAGAATAAAGATGAGGGCAGTAGAAATAAGGACTGAAGCCGATACCCAACCCGGTACATGATGCCAAATGTCCTCGGGCAGGTTGTCCATCACACTATGACGCAGGCCAGGGCGAACCGGCTACGGTCGGGGTGGCGGGAACCTTAGGCGGGCTGGGAACCCTGTAAACACCGACGACGGTCAGCAGGCCGATAACGCCACTGAGGATGGCAGTCCACTGCGGCGGCAGGAACGGGCGGGCCTGCTCAGACAACAGCACCGCCATGTTCAGGATCGTTCCGACAGCAGCCGTCCATGTTTTGGGATGATCTTTAGGTAGAAATGCCATTGCTAGTTTCCTTCTGTGATGGTGTTGACGGTGCTGGTGATGTCGCGGATTTGATTACGCAAACCGATTAGCTCCCCGTAAAGCCCGGTAGCCGGGATGGAAGAAACGGAAGCTGTCACCGGGCTGGCGGCAATCACCTCGACCTGAGGTGCGGGCGCATACTCCACCACCGGGGTGGCGGTCACTCCCGGTGTGACACCCGTCGCGGGGGCGGTGCCCACCGGGGCAGACTGGCTGATCTCATTCAAGATCGCCTGGGCCAGGAGCCGGTCATGGGTGCGATCCGCATACCTGGCCGGATCGCAATTCGCTACCTCGCGCAGCAGATTCAAGCTGTCGGGGTCGCCCAGCTTAGCTAAAGCCTGGACAAGCAAAACATGCACGCTGCCATCGACGTTGAGGTCGAATCCGGTGGCTGTGTCAGAGGCACCCTCCCCCACATGCCTTAGCGGGCTGCGGGAAACGCGCCGGTAACCGGACTGCTGACGCGCAAGTTCCAGAAGTTCTCGCTGCTCAGCATCAGTTAAAGCCATAAATACTCCTGAAGAAGTTGTAGAAGAAACGGTGACAGTGGCAGCCCCGGCCAGCCGGTCGAACAGTGCCGAAGCGTCGGCATAATGCTCGTCATACCTGTCGGGGAAAGCACTGCGTTGCACAGCCTGGGCGTAAGAACCGGGACTGTCTGGCCCGTTGTAGTCGAGCTTCACCAACTGGGCGTAAAACAAACCCGCTGACAGGGCGGGGTTCATCAACACATCAGCGGAACCCCACATCGGGCATCGCTGCTGAAACAAACCTAAGCTGTCGTGGTCGGAGCCAACCGCATCATGCAGAATGCTAAGGCTTTCAGGAACGGACGAGTTGGCGTACATCCGCAAACCCGACTCCACCAAAGCGGTGGCGAGAGCAATCCTGATTCCCTCATCTGTGATCCCACGACGACGGCCCTCACTGATGATCGCCGCCGCGTTAGCGTCCGTACCTGACAGCGAAGACACCTCGACTGCCGGGGCAGGGTTGCCGCCCGTCAGCCTGTTCGCGAAATCGGTGGAACGCTCATCCCCCTCAGGGAAACCCATCTGGAAATGCATTTCATCAATAGGGTTAGACCAATCGCCACCCCAAAAGATGGTTCCCTCAAACTCGTCCAGCAGCCTCCTTAACTCGGGAAGCTTATTGTTGAAAGTGCCGGGAACATGAAATGGATGCGAATCCCAATTCAAATCCATTGCCGTACCGGACAAATGGTTTGACGTTCCCACACTATTGGTGAGCGTCCAACCGGCTGTGTCGGTATCCCTTAGCGGCTCAATGCGCTTATTGAATTCGGCGGCGAAAGCCAGCATAATTGTGGAGGGCACCCCTTGACGCAACTGAATGTTGACGTTAGTGCCAGGAATTGTTGACCACACACAAGAGCCGGTATCCACCATTTTCCAGCCGTCTTCTGACACTGTATTGCCGTAGACGGTACGAAACCCCATTGTTAACTCCTTTAGCAGCCCTGCTTAGTGTTCAATTCCAGATTAGGATTAGTGATTGGATACACTTCCAGCACACCGTCTGCCGGAAATACCAGCGGGTGTGCTAGCTGCATCTTGCCGCCCATACGCGGCCCCTCAGGGCCGTGGAAATAGGCTAAATGGGTGTACGTCCCGGCGGGCAAGCTCACTAACGCCCTGCCGGTGATCTGGCCGTTCTCCAAGTTCCACACGATGCCGCCGCGAGAATAGGAAACATTTTCCGGCTCCCCGTAGGCGACTAAGCCGCCGCCAGGGTCTTCCGTGCAAGCCCCCACAAATGACGGCCAAACGACCGCCCCGAAAACACCTTCCCCGGCACTCATTTAGGTCATCGTGAACGTGGGGGTGATGACCGCCGAACCTTGCGCGTTGTAGGTGGTCGAAGTGACCGCACACCAGTCGAACAGTGTCGCACCTGTTGCGGCAGTGCAAAGGAGTGCATGGGTGACGGTGGTGGTTGTCGGCACGTTAACTGTGACCGACGAACCCAGCATGGTGCTGGAACCGGCTGTACCCCACACGGTAGCGACCCGCGCATACGCGGGCGAGCCGCCCGTTAGCTCTAAGGTAACAGTGGATGTAGTGGACTGGGCACCAGTCGCAAGACCGACCTGCGTTGCCTGCGAACCGTAATAGGTGCAAAGAGCGTTCTTGCTGGTGATTACTGACATTGCCATATGAAGTTGTCCCTCTGTAGTGAATTAATTATTGATATGCGTAAAACCAAACCCGGCCAACGGCACCGTCGCCACCAGAGCCGAAAAGGCCACCACCCTGACCGCCACCGCCAGGAGCGTTACCCGCCGAACCTAAAGCGACGTTTCGGATAGCACCGCCCACATAGGTTTGTCCGTTATAAACCTGGGTTCCAGCACCCTGCCCGTTGGGGTCAAAAAGCCCCATGTTGCCCGATCCGCCAGCGGCAGACAGGGAGGTCATGCCAGTCGCGGTGGCCGTGCTTGCGACACCATTACCGCCGTTGCCGGTGCCGCCAGCCCCCACTGTGCCGGTAATTGTGGTGGTGGAAAAAGGTATATCCGCGCCGCGAGTCAGCGTGGTGGAAGTAAAGGTGCCAGCTTGCCCACCGGAACCGTTGCCAAGCGTGCCGTCAGTTCCAGCCTCGCCGCCGCCAAGCTGAATCGCATCCACTTTGTTAGCCCACCAGGGGATCGTATATGAGTAACTTCCGGCAGTGGAAAACGTAGTCAATACCGCAGCCGTAGTTGGAAAACTTGCTGTTGCCGACAACAGACCTGCACCCGATAGGGATTCCCCCACCGTAGCTTTAGCTAACAAAGATAAAGTTCCCGAACCGGACAGGGTTTCCGTGAAGGTTTGCCGTGGCGCATTGACCGCAGACAGTGAACCGCTACCCGACAGAGCCGCCGCCACTTTCGTATACTGGACGGCTGTCAGCGAACCGACACCCGTCAGAGCCGCCGTCAATTTAGCGGCTTGGGAAGCGGTTAAAGTTCCGCTACCCGACAACACCGCATTGAGAAGCTGGGCCGCTGTGATCGTGGCAGACAGCAAGCCGGAACCCGATAGGTCAGAGGCAAGTTTCGTCGCCTGAACGGCAGACAGGGCACCCGAACCGGACAGCGCAATAGCAAACCCGGCGGCGTGTGTGGCCGTCAACAAACCGGCCCCCGACAAAATCATTGCCAGCTTAGCGGCCTGCACGGCAGATAATGAACCGGAGCCGGTCAGCGAAGCGGCAAGGTTCTGTATCGGATTGACAACAGCCGACAAAACCCCGACACCCGACAACGCTTCCGCGAAAGCCGTGACCTGGGAAGCCGTTAAAGAACCGGAACCGGACAGCACTTGAGCTAACGCCGCCCGCTGCGCCGCACTTAACGTGCCCGCACCCGACAAAACCTCTGCGTAGCCGGAACGGTAAAGAGCGGTCAGAGTCCCCGAAGCCGACAGCACTTCCGACAGAACCTGCATCGCAAACAGCACCGCCACCAGCGACCCAGAGCCGGATAAGCTTTCGCCGTAAGCAGTCTTAGCTCCCGCCGTCAAAGTTCCCGAACCCGATAATGCGGCAGCCAGGGCGGCTGACTGCTTAGCTGTCAAAGTTCCGGCACCGGCCAGTGCGGCAGCTAGGTTCTGCACCGGGTTTACCACCGCCGACAGAAGACCTACACCGGACAGGGTTGCCGCGACAGCAGACCTCTGCACAGCCGTCAACGAACCGGAAGCCGTCAAAGCGACAGCTAAAGCCGCTGACTGTTTAGCCGTTAAAGTTCCGGCACCGGCCAGTGCAACTAACACCGAAGCGGCCTGGTCAACTGTCAAAGTTCCCGAACCGGCCAGCGCAGCACCGAGGGCTGTTTTCGTTCCGGCTTTCATCGTTCCTGTCGCCGCCAAAGCGGCCACCACGGCGGCTGACTGTTTCGCCGTCAAGGTGGCGGCACCCGTCAAAACCATTCCCACGGCCTGTCGAGCAGCGTGAATGGCCGTTAAGGAACCTAACGCCCTAAGGTCGAGGTGGTCTTCAAGTTGGGTGAAAACAAACCAGCCTTGCGGGGCAACCATGTCTGAGGCGGCAGTGGTGAACCATCCCTGACCGGCCACCGTTGCATCGGCAGAACTAGACGAAGACCAAGCCACAACTCCCCCTACTCTTAGTACCGCTTAGGCTGGGGGAACGTCTTGCGGAATCTCCCCCACCGTCGAAGCAACCATCTCGGCAATCGGTGGCGGCAAAATCTCCAACACCGACTGCTCCACCGCAACAGGATCGGGAACCGTATCAACGACCGGCTGGTCAACCACGCCGTCAACCACCGTGTAGCCCATATTTGCTAAAGCCTCATCGTGGGTGGTTCCATCAGGAAACTTAGCGATAGGTTGCATACTGAATGGGCCAGCAGTGTCATCGGAATAGAAAACTTCCGTTCCGGTGGCGGTAAAAAAGTTGTAGGCAACGACCACTAAGTGACCGCCTTCTACCGCGTAATGTCGGGCTACTGGAATCCAATGAGCCACATCAGTGTCTAAGCGTGTCGCGTTAGTCATTAAGCTGTACTCGCCGTCTTGTAGATGATGAGGATGAGTCCTTGACCGCCTACGCCGCCAGTACCGCCAGTACCGGGGAACACGCTACTGAATGTGCCGCCGCCGCCGCCGCCGCCGCCGCCACCGGGTGCGCCGCCTGAACCACCGGCACCACCAATAACCCCGCTGGAAGCCGAACTGTAAACGCCACCCCCGCCGCCGCCGCCGGAACCTCCGGTGAAGCACAAACCGAAGTTGATTCCGTTGTTGCCGGAACCGCCAGGATTTCCTGTAGCGGCGGTAACGATTATCCCCTTTCCGGCACCGCCAGAACCGCCACCCACGCCCACCACCGTCGTACCGCCCGAACCACCGGCACCGTTCGTAGTGCCACCGCTGCCGCCCGACGTGGGGTTAGCACCCGTAGCTATCAAACCTAGCGGTGTCGCAACGTAAGACTTGAAAGCGTCAGCCGTGGAAAGGAAGCTTCCAAACGACGTGTTCTGACCGCCAATGGTCGTGCCGTATCCGATAGTGCAAGTGACATACGTTCCCGCTATCAGAGGATTGGTTGCATCGGAGGGGTCTAATTGCTGGGAAATGAATCCCCCGTTAACCCCGCCAGCACCGCCGGGTTGATTGTTGGTGCCAGAACCGCCGGAACTGCCTTTACCGCCGCCGCCGAACAAGGCAATATAAATCTCTGAAATGTTGTCGGGGACAAGCCACGATGTATTGCTGGCAATCGTGTCCACATTGTATCCGGCAACGAGCGAAGTTTGCAGATTTGCAGTACCGAGAGCAGCGTCCGAAGCGTCAAGGGCAGCCGATTCGGCAGCTAATTGTGCTGCCGCAGCAACGGTAACCTCGCGAACCACAATGTCATCAAAATAGTAGGTTTCACCGGCATTAACCGAACTGCTTAGAAGCGAAACGAACGGGGAGTATGAATACCTAAAGGAAGGAATGGTGACCGTGCCAGAAAGTTTAGTCCACCCACCATTCAAGGCTGTACCGGCAGTCATGGTCACGGTCAGGCCGGAGGTTGGATAAATTACCCCAGACGAGTTGTACGCCAAAAGACCTAAAACGATGCCGTTAGCACCACCAATGGTTTGCGAATTAGTGGTCTTACCGTAAACCCATGCCTCTAAATAAACCTTTTCGCCTTGCGTGCAAGGAAACTTGACCTGGCCGACAGTATCCACACTTACCACCGAATAGCGGTCTGCGGTATCCGACATAACAACCGTAGGGGAGGTGCCGCCCGTCAAGCTCGACGTAGCGGTAATGGCACTGTAGGGCAGCGCACTCGACATGGAAATCTGATAGAGCAGACCGGGCGTGGCGATCACTGTCGCGTTACCTACACCTACAGAGGCAAGGTTGCAGAAAGCCGTCTGCACGGCAGCCGCAGACGCATTGTAAGCGATAGCTACTGTCGTATAGCCGCCAAACGAAAGCGTGAAAGAACCGCCAGTCGGGCTACCGACAATGTTTACCGTGTCGATTTCCATAACAAGCTTAAGTGATTTAGTGCCGGTATGTGCAGGCTCAGCCGGAATGTTTGTTGTACTGGCAAGCACACCATCATTCAAGATCGCAAAATTGGTGTCCTCAAAAGATGGGTTAGCGAGCAAATTACTCCCCGAACCTAAGCTACCGGAAGCGATACTATCAGCGGTGTTAGCAGTCAATTGCGCCGAATCGGCAGCCAGTTTCTGATTGCGCTGAACAACACGGAGGCTATCTATTGTGCTTCCCGAAGCGACACCAACAGTGCCATTAAAACCATCGACAGCACTATCTAAAGTTCCCTGCAAATGATCGACAATAGTGCCAGAACCTAAAAGACCGGACACTAAAGAGCCGGTCAGGATGCCAGTCTTGTAGGCTGAAATATCATCCCACCACACAGTACCGGCGGTCACCGTATCGAAGACGGTAAGCTTAAGGCGAATGCTAGTGACCGTTGTCGAAACAGTGAAATCGTAATTCCAGTTACCGGAAAGGCTAGTCCAACCAACCGAGGTTGCGTTAGCAGTTAAACCGGAAACGGAACCGATGATGGTACTTGACACGACGGCAGTTCCCGCATACGTCACTAACGATAACTGTATTGCCGTACCCGTCGAATACAGATTAGCCCAACGGACATACCCGCCCACAGTGAAAGTGTCACCTGACAAAACGGCGATAGCATTGGAGTACAGAATCTGACTGTTACCGTTTCCGGTCGCCTTAGCTGTCCCGAACCCGGTGCGGCCTGCCGTTCCATCCCATGCATATGGAGAGGAAATATCGAAGTTGGCTGCATCATCGAAGCCGCCCCCAACCAGCAGGTTAGGGTTATCGGCCCCCAGGTGTGACACCGGAATGGAAGGGATGCGGGCCTGCGGGATAAGGTCGGTGAGGCTTCTGGTGGTATCCCCACGATGAGTCCTAGCCGCCGTCGCAACGTCAGAAACCCGCGTATTGGTGGAGATTGTGGTAGTGGGAAGATTGGGTTTCCACGTTAACGCTGAATGCACATCGTTAAGGAACCCGCCCCACCACGACTCAAGGCTCGTTAAAGCCGTCGTGACTGCGCCCGTAGGAACAAGCCCAAACGTCAAAATGTGAACGACCTGGCTGACAATAGAGTTCAGCAGGTTCGTAGCCCACGTCTGCAACTGTTGTGCGGCAATAGGATATTGCTGGGTTGAAACAGGTTTATGTTTGTGAATGCCCTCATCTGGTGTAACCGGAAAGGTCACGACAGCACAACCGCAGGCGTAGTGCCACCCGTCAAGCTAGACGACGCGACGGTGATGGCGTTAGAGCTAACGGAAAGCGCACTCGACAGCAGGATGACGTAAGGGCCACCCGTGTAGCCGGTCACAGTCACATTGCCCGCACCGCCGACAGACGCAAGGCTCTGCACCGCCGACTGCATTGCGGCAACGCCTGCGTTGTAGGCGATAGCCACAGTTGTGGAGCCGCCGTAGGTGAGCGTGTACGAGCCGCCGGTCGGGTTACCGGAAATGGTGACCGTGATCGGACGGTTGTAGACGGCGGGGATCGGATTAACCCGCACCGCGAAACTCGCGGTCGAACCTGATACCGCCCACGCATCGGTGGTTCCTGAAGCTACCTGCTTAGCAACCATCGTTAACTGCGCGGCAGAGCCAGCCGGGATGCGACCATAGGAACCTGCACCGATAGCGGCACCGAACGCTGGCACCAAAGTGACCGGCCCCGGCGTGGCAGCGGCAAAGCTAGGCCCGTAACCAACCCTATCCGAGTTGGAGGTAATCGGGTTGTAGAGATAACACCCTATCTCAACCTTAGTATTGGCCGTTCCCGTGGCATTGAAATATCCGCTGACATCGGGTCGCCAATCGAAAGGTTGCGCCGGGACGGTCACCACGGCAATAGTCGCCTGAGTCGCGTTACCCGAATAGGAACTGTAGGTCGCCGGGGCATAGAAATCCCCCGCAAGCATCGGACTGATAACCCACTTAGCCAACGAGTTGTTGTACACCAACGCATACCCGCTAGCCGGAACGCCCACAAGATCGGTGGCCGTCGAAATGGTAAACGACCCCGACGTGCCCGTGGCACCCTGATTGACATACAGCGTCAAGTCGTAGGTGGATGCCGTACCGGCAGCCCCAGCGGTCACCAAAGTCCACGATGAGGCCGGTGGCGTGGTGCCAGCCGCCACTTGGTTGACAGTCACATTCCTCAATACTGGCGGCAACCCAGAAGTACCGGCCACCAGGGCCGGAAGGTTGGACACGCCAATATCGGGAGTGAGAGTTAACGTAGCGACACCAGTAGTCGCAACATCGCTGGAATCAGTGAAGTTGACCTGTCCAGTCCAGACAATACCTGCCACGGGATGTTCCCCTATTCAATTGTTTAATTAGAGCTAAGAGTCACGATCTGGAAGGCTTCTTGGAACTTAGTCAAGTTCTTTTGCACCTTCGCAATGGGATTCATGTGGGATTTGCCGTCCCCGATAACACAGCTAACGGTAGCACGGCCCATGCGGTCATCCGCGAAAGTAGCTTTCTCAAGATACTCCGTGTACAGAATGCCATCAATGGCAAAGGAAGCTAAGCTACCGACGAAAAGGTCTTTTCCAAGCGAGTACGGATAGCCATTCTGAAATGACAGGGTTACTGCGTGATAGCCACGGGTATCCCACATTGCTCCCGCTATCGAAAACCACTCGTCCAGGCTGTAAGCCGACGCGCCGGTTTGAATGAAGAATTCGGGCCAGCCATAAGGGCCAAGCTTAATTCTTCGTTCAGAGTTCTCCACCAACTGGAAAGCTAACAGCACGTCATCGAAAGTTCCGGCCAGCAAATCACTAGGCAAGCCAGTGATGCCGATCACGATGGAAATTGAATCAATCAACCAGGCAAACGTGGCATTGATGAGATCGTTAATCCACTTAGGCGATTTCCCCCCACCAATAATCGTGTGCGCGACGGGATGATGCCCGAAAATATGGAACTCGGTAAGGCCGCTACGGGGATGGTCATGGAAGATAACCCACGGCTTAACGAAATCAACACCCAAAGCTGGGGCGATATTCACACCCTCGGGGGCGTACTTGTTAGCCGGGTTCAGGAACGGGGCTAAGACTTCACCGAACACACTGTTCTGAAGATCGACCGTATCCTTGATGAGGCCGTCAATGAACGTGCCGGTAGGCCCGGTCACGCCAGACCTGTCCTTGCAGTCCACCACGATAGTCGGAACTTTAAGCTCAGAAGTTAAGCCAACCGGCTGCGGCTCCCCCGGCAACCAGAGATCGGCAGTCAACACCAGGCCGTTAACCTTCATTACCTCTTCGACCAGCGTACTGATCTTGTCCATGCGTCCATTGAACGAAACCCACGGAGAGGTATCGAAAATCGGGTTAGTGGGAATCACCACAATGGGGGTCATTAAAGTGTCTAGCGGATTGCCGCCCTGGCTTTGCAGTGCAGTACCGAACCACGCTTTCCAATCCAAGTTACCGGACAGCAAATTGTTGACTAATTCCCAGATGCCGGATTGAATTCGGAATGCCTGCTCCCCCACTAAAGTCTTTATGCAGGTTACCGCTGGCCCCAGGAATAACGCTTTATTTGGAAATTGTGCCTGAATTGGCATCAAAAAGTTGGGCCAGCAGAGCATCCGATCAAACCAGGCGTAGTCCCCCATGCATTGAAGGGTTAAAGTCTTAACCCCTTTGACCATTGCGTAATCGTAGTTATCGACGCGGCCAGACCAGCGCATAGAGCCGACCTCAATAGTGATTGGAACGACCGTCTCAAAACACTTCATGGCTGCCGCAGCTAAAGTATCCGTGGTTTTAATGACCACCGTTGCCGTGTCAATAGTGTTACGGGTGAAGTCGGCTTTCACTGAAATGTAGTCGTTCAGTTCACCGACCGGCTCGTACATGTTGGAATACAGCGTGACAATGCTTTCCACGGGTGGCGTTTGAGCGATCTCAGCGGCCATCTGCGCGGCACTAGCGGCCTGGTAAGGGTCTTGGCTTAGCCTGCTAAGGTACTCGGCCCGCTCATTGAAATTTAGAGAGGCCATAGGCGTTGAGGTGTCACGGCTGCCACAATCTTAGAGTCGGCATTGCCGCCCTGAATAGATACAGCGATCTTTGAAGGCACTGGGGGGCTACTTTCCGGCTTAGGATCAAGGGGCGTGGTGAAACGTCCCGTGAGCAGCGAATACAACGGGCCTTGCGGTGGGGTTATCCCGAAACTTGATTCCCATTGCTCAAGAAGTGGCGGGACGTTATTGTTCACCGCGAACGTCACAAGGCTGTCGATGAAGCTCTGAAACTTTGTCAACGTCTGCGGCAATTGCTGGGTCGTAGACAAATCGACCACCCCGCGTAAGCGCGGAGTTGTGGTGACAAGTGCCACCTGATCTTCCAAAATAGGCCCGAACGTCACCGTGTTAGTGGACGGTGAGGCACCATCGGAGAAGGTGAAAGTCCCCGGCCCGTAGCACAGGTAGCGCGGCCAAGCGTCCTGATCCCCACGGTTGGTGAGCGTGATGTAACCGCTTTGTGTGGCACCGGACTCAGGTGTGATGTTGTCTGCGGCCTGCCACTTCTCCAAGCTTGGCGGGGCGATCTGATCCAACAGCGTGTAACCCAGGAAAGTTTGACCAGGCCCAGCGGCCTGACCGAAACCCCACCCCCGGTAACCGGAACCCATAAGCGATTTAGTTCCGTTTTCGGTGAAGTTGACAACGGTGAACCCGTCGCCGCGCTGAATCTTGAAATTGCGCGAACCGTTAGATGTGCCGCACAGTAAAGTCCACTTCTCATTCCAGAGCGGGCCAATCAGCAAAGGCTGCCACCACAGAACCGACTCGGTTCCGACAGGGCTACCGGCAGTGCCGCCAGTAAAACTGGACAGAACAACTACGTCGATGACACCGTTGCCGCCGATCCGTGCGCGAATACCGTTACCGTAAGCATCCATGCGCCCCCAAATATCAATGTAGACACCACCCCAAAAGTCGAAAGCAACTGTGGAGTGGAACTTAACCTTGATGACTTGGTTGTCCGTGGTGGATAAGCCGCCATTGAGGGTGGTGGGGGTTCCGCTAGTTCCCATGTATCGGTTGATTGCTTCACGGGCAGTGGTTCCCGCCGGATACCACATAGCGTTACCGAAACCGTCATAACCTGGCCCGCCGGTAGTGCCACCCCGGTACACAGTTGACCATTTAGTGCCTAAGCCGCTAGCGGCAGCGTTCTGGAAATCGTCGCTAGCGTTAGTGAAAGTAAGACCGAACATGCCCACTGAATCAAACGATTTCCAGAAAGCGTCATCGTTACGCCACGCCCACGTCAGCCTTTGCCTACCGGCCTGCTGATCTGCTTGCGTGATCTGATCGGTGATGCCCTTCAACTGCCGAACGCTGGCCCACCACTCCCCGTTCTCGGGGGAGAACACATGCAGACGGCCCGTCTTCTTAGGACTGTTAGCTCCAAACCAGGATCGGGTTACGTCGCGGGTGTCGGCGGCGGTGATGCCGGAAATCTCCAACGACACGTCGATCTCACCAGGGTTGTAGACCGAATCTAGCCACGTCGTCCCATCCTGCCGCGCCCCCTGCACATCCAGATGCTCAAACGGTGCCATGAGGCCAGACATGCCTAAAAGGGCAAGACCGTTTTGGGCACCCAAAGTGGGTGCAAGGGGGCCAGCAAGATAGAACTTTGTGCCGTCATGCCCCACATAAGTGATGTGGGGCAAGTTGTTAGCTTTGAGGGTTTTCTGGCCCAACAGCGAAACCGTTCCAGGTGGGTAGGTGGTCGAGTAGGCCATGAAACCTCCAAAGATTCAGTTTTACAATTGATTGCCTTAGCCGCCGACGGCCATAAGCTGACGCGCCAAATCGGCACCGCCGGATTGGTCGCCGTTGTTGGCGTTGTAGGTGTCGATCTTGACGAGCGGCTGCCCGTCACCCGGCCCCTTGCCACCAACCGCATCGCCTTGCTGATTGATGGGATCATCAGCGTTGACGGTAGGTGCGGTATCGGTGGCCTCGTCGGCAGTTGCGGTTTCCTCCGGTTTGAGGGGTTCAGCCGCACCGGCAGAGTTAGGCGCGGAAGCGTGGGCACCGGCTAAGCCGCCAGCGATCTTATTGATCCAGCCGCCCTTACCTGAACCTTGAGCGTCGTGCATCATAAACGTGTCCAGCAATCCCTCGACGGCGATACCGGCAACCTGACCGGCGTAACCGACAGCCCGGTTAGCTAACTGGGTTCCGGTCGATATTGCTTGACCGGCACCGGGGGCCATGATGTTAGCCGCCAGAGCGGCACCCTGCTCGGCTGCGCCGATAAGACCGCCGCCGACGCTGAAACCGCCGGAACCTGAACCGGCCTGCGACTGCTGGGTTTGCATCCCCGTATTGGGCACCGCAGCAATTGGCGCGGGGCCAACCGGCGCAGCAGCGGCACCGGGCGCGGCACTGGGTGCGGCACCAGCCGGTGAAGGCATAACGGGGGCGGGGGCCATACCGACACCTGGCAACGGAACGCCCGCAATGGACGGTGGCGTTGCCTGGAGAGGCCCGTTGTTACCGTAAGGCCCAGCGAAGATACCGCCAGCACCGGGAGTTCCGGTGCCGAAGGGAGTGCCGGTAGCCGAAGGGGCATACGGCGAATCGCCTGTAGTGCCAGGGTACGGAGTTGTGTCCCCCGGCCCCATGCCACCTGGCCCCTTACCGCCCGCAGGGCTAGCAAAAATGTAGCCCCGCGTCTGAGTGAGAGCAGCGGCCTGTTGAGCGGTAATCCAATACCCGCCAGCCTTGCCCTTAGCGTCAGTACCCCAGTTAGTGGGATCGGTAATGTGCAGCCTTTTATTCTTTTCATCAACACCATTAACATTGACGTAATGCTGAATGCCGGAAGGTATATTGAACTTCTTACCGTTATCGGCTGTGCCAGCGAAACCGCCAGTGCTGCTAGTGTTAATGTTTAGAATGCCGCCGTAACCGGATTTCACCGAACTGCCCAGGTTTCCCATGAGGGCATCCGGTGTGGCCGCGCCAAACTTGCCTTGATAGTTAGCCCCAGGCAGATTCTTGTTGAGAGTTGGGGCTATGTCGCCAAAGTTTGTACCGTTTTTAGTGGTGTTTTCCTGGGCGATCAGTGAGTCTTGGCTCATGTTGATTCCGCGAGAGTTCAAGACAAGCTGAGTTGCGGTCGGGCCGCAATCCCAGCCGTTCTGCTGTGCCTGTGCGATACTGCCGAACCTTAGGACGCTAACGCCGTCACCACCGGCTGCGGTGACAACGCCCACCCCGGCACCACCCGGCCCCTTACCGTCGCGAGGGGTGGGTTCCAACCCGGCAAAGCCGTGCGTACCCGGCGTAGGCCAACCCGCTGGCCCTGACGGTTCGCCGCTAGCAAAGCCATGCTCACCCGGCTTGGGCCAATCCGAAGGCGTACCCGCTGCGGGAGCGGCAACCCCGCCAGGGGTGTTAACAGTCACCGAAGGGCTAGTAATATCAACCGAACCGGCACCACCCATAATGGCGTTGACGGTGGCCTGATCCTTAGCTATCTGACCAGTCGCCGCATCGGCGGCAGCCTTATCCTTATCAAACTTGTCGGGATCGCTAATATCAACCCCGAGCCGCTTATCGTTCTCAAACTTGTCGATAGCGGCCTGAGACTTGTCAGCCTGAGCGGCCAACACCTGATCTATGCTGTCCCTGGAATTGAGCAGAGCATCCTCAGAGTCCAAAGCTTGCGCCGAACCTGGGCCGTACTTAGCAATCGCGGCGGCATGATCCCGAAGGTTTCCGCTATAAGTGCGTAACGCTTTCTGCAACTTGACCGTGAACTCTCGTTGCTTACGTTCAGCAGGAGACATGTTGGCGATAGCTTCCGCACTATCGGCCAAGTTCAGGGAAGCATCGCCGCCCACGGAAGCGGCACTAGAGCCGGGAGTGGCAAGCTCGGGATGCATCTGACCGTAAGGATTTCCCAACGCCAGGTTAGCGACGAACGTCGTCATCAACTGGGCTATCGCCGGTAAACCAAACCCCTTACTTAGAGCGTCCTTGAAAGGGTCGAACGTGTAGCCGATATTGTCGGTAGCCGACTTGAATGAGCTACCCAACTGATCGAAGGAACCCTTGAGGCCACTCAGGTCAATGTGGATGGGATTTGATGCAGTTCCATCCGGCACATCAGAATCGGGATGATGGTAGTCCACCATTCCCTGGCGGGCAGCGGAGCCAGCAATAATGGACGACGGGTAGGGGGCAGCCATACCGTGGCCGTCTTTGCCGTGCGGCCCATTGCCGCTGCGTCCCATCTTGGGAACATCGTCGGGAATGCGGTAAGCCCCGCTTCCGAACTCAACCGGGTCGTAACCCTTCCACTCCAAGATGGAGTTCCACAGCTTTTGATACCATTTCACGCCCTCGCTGTCGTGGTAGCCGTCAGGGTTAGCGTCATTGCCGCGAGTTTTGGGATCGCCCAAATACTTCTGAGCCTCATAGGCGGCAACACCCAGGAGCGCAAGTCCCGAAACGACACCCAGGACTGCGCCGCCAGTCACGGCGGCGGTAGTACCTAAAGTGGCAACCGCGCCAGTCGTGGCAGCAGCAGCCCCACCTACGGCGGCGACCGTGGTGGTCGTGGTAGCGGCTGCCGTACCAACGGTGGCAACGGCAGCGGCTTCCGCAACGGAAGTAGCCACAATGGTGGCCTGGGTAGTAACGGCGGCAGCCCGCATCAAAGCGAACCGGGCAATCACCATGTCTATGCCGCCAGCAATGGTGTTCCACAGAGCGGCACCCGTCATCGCCGCCTTGACAACCAGCCATGCCGTAGAAACCGCGCCAAGCCCAACCACCAAAGTTGTCGCAATCTCGCTGTGCTTATTCAGCCAGCCGAAAACATCCTTAAGGACATCGGCAAACTTCTTCATCGTCGGCATCAAATCGTCGCCAACCTGGGTTGCCATAGCGGCGAATGATGACTTAGCTGAGTCGATCTTGTACTTGAGGGTATCGGTAACCTTGTCCCAGCCCTCAATGTTGCCATTCGCATCGGGCTTAGCGTTCAAGTTTTCCATGTAGGACTTGCGAGTTTCCTTAGCGGCTTCCTCGTTGCCGAACAACTGGGAACCCACCAAAAGGCTCTGAGTGGAGCCGGTCGCATCTGCCCACAATTGCAGCGTCGTGCGAAGCAAATCACCGTTCTTCTTCAGAACAGGGTTGAAGCCCTCCACGGTTTGGCGGGCCTTATCCCACTGCTTCAGCAACGTGCCCTGCTGGCCCTCGGCCTCCATCAAGTGGAGGGCTTTCAGGCTGGGGATGGTGCCGTTGTCGATGGAATCGGCCATCTTCTTATGGGATTCATCAAGCTGGTTATACATTTCCAGCATGTCTTTAGAGGCTTGAGGGTTCATGTAGAGCGCATCCATCAGAACCTTGCCGTCTGGCCCCATATGATCCTGAATCGCCTGGTGAATCTGATCCAAAACACCCAAGTATCCAATTGCTGGATCGGAAAGTTGTTGCGCCAGCACCGACGAGTTAAGGCCAAGCTGCCCAAGAGTGGGTGCGGCCTTAGGGTTCTCGCCAAGCTTAGCTAGCTGAAGGACGGAGTTACGGATGTTCTGCGAAGCCTGATCGGCACTCGTACCGTTACGGGTCATCATCGCCAGCGCAGTCGTCACCTGGGCGATACCCACAGCGGCCCTGGCCGGGTCGCCGCCGGTCAGCATCTTGAACACCGGCTCCACGTTGTGCAGGGAACCCATGAACTGATCCATCGGGGCTTTCGCCTGACCCAGTGCGATCTGCAACTGTGCGACCGCCTGGGGGGCTTCCTTACCGTGCAGGCCGAAGTCGGTGAGAGTGGTTGTCAAACCCTTCATTGTTTCGTCCAGCGGGGCGATCTCGACGCGGGCCAACTGCGCCCCCGACTTGAGGATCGCCAACTGATCGGCACCCTCTTTGAAGCCGCCCTTAGCCAAAATGAACGCGGCATCGGACAAGTCTTGGGCGGTGTAGCCGACATCGGCACCCAAGGTCAAAATGCCGTCGTGAAGAATCTTGATGTCCTTAGCGGTTTCCTGCGTAGCCACCTGGATTCGGGTCTGCGACACCTCCATGTGCGAAGCCATTTTCGTGGCCTCGGCGGCGGCGACAAGGAAACCACCCGTCGCCACCATCCCCATCACGTTGAAGGCACGGCCAGCGTTGCTGGCACTGATCGCCGTCGAAGCTAACGCTGCCGAATGAGCTTCAGCGGCCTTAGCCCCCAACAGGGAAGCTGCCGCAGCATCGCGGGCACGGGCAGTCTGGAACAGGGCCGCATCGCCCGCCGCATACGAAGCCCGCTCCTGCTGAATCAGCGCAGCAGTCAAACGGTTCGTTGACGCTGCCTTAGCGGTATCCGACGCGGTGCTACTCGCCTGGATTGCGTTATTGCGCTCCGTAGCGACCGTAACCTTGTCGATCATCAACTGCTTCTGCTGAAGCGCAATCTCCGTGGCGTGGATAGCTTTGGTTTCCCGAAGCGAAGATTCCTCAGTGATGTTCGCAGCCTTCCGCTGCGCCTCGGCGAGCAGAAGAATCTTAGCCTCGGCCTCTTTGCCGAAAGTCGATCCGATAGCCGCGCCAGAAGCCTGGAACATCGACGTGATCTTAGAGAGGATCGCACCCAGTGCCGCCATGTCGAAGCGCGGCAAAACGTCGAGAAAAATACCTTTCTCAGCGGGCATCGTCAGCCTTCTTTCCTAAGTCTTGCCCATGCAACTGAGCGAGGATTCCTGTACGGATAGCCAGATTCTTAGCGGCCTCTTCCTCGTTGCCCTCCCGCTGAGCGGGGGACTCCAAGAGAGTCGCATCCATCTTTTGGCCCTGAAGAGCGGCCTGGTCAACGCGCAACAAACGCACCTCGTTAACCATTGCCGCCTGGACGTACTGATCGTCAGACCAGTCACCGTCACGCAGGGCGGTCTGAAACCTAGAGTCGGGCGGTAAAGCCTCGCACAGAACGAGCAGTCGGCGGCTAGACATCTTCCCCTGATGCCAGTCAAAAATGTCGATGCCTCGGAACGCCAAATCCGCTTCAATCTCTTCAGGGAAATGGCGAACCAAGGACACCGCCTCAACTATTTTGGGTCTTCCTCCTGGCGTTCCTTAACCTGCTCCACCATCCACTCCCAGGCGAGAGTCACATCGGAGGAACGTCCACCCGCTTCAATGAAACGGGCATGTTCTTCCTCACCCATGATGGCGCGGGCCGAACGCACCGACATCGGCTCAAGAATCACACCGTCAATCTGATGCGGCTCCTTAAGGCGGGTGATCGGCTCACCGACAGCACTCATCATCGGCTTACCGTCTTCATCCATGATGGTGTCGCGGTCTAAGCCCTCGCCGCGCTGAAAGGTTTCCACACGGGTCTGCGTCACATCGTCCAGTGCCAGCGGGTGCGGAATTTCAAACGACTCCGAACCAACCTCAAGGACGAGACTAGCTACCTGCGACTTAGCCTCAAGGGCTTGCTCGCGGAACTCTTCAACTTTCCACTTACGTTGTGCGCGACGTTGGGCGCGATTTGCTGCTGCCATGATTTTCCCCTAAAAGTTTGTTGTGAGAGAACAACAACCCCCGGCACGGGATCGCCATGCCGGGGGTTGTTGAGTTGGTTGCCCAAGTTTCGGGCGGTACTACTAGGCCAGGAAGGTGGCCGACAGGCTGGACGACGAGGCCACCGAAACGGCACCGTTCGCACCAGTCGCGAACACCTGAACCAGCTTGGCTCCCGCCGCGACACCCGTCACCTTGATGGTGACAGCACCACTGGTGGTGGAGTAGCCAACCGTGTTGAACGTGGTGTCCAGTGTGGCCGCAACCCAGTTAACACCCGAATCAGACGACGTTTTGACCGTGTAGGTGAACGGATCGTTCAGCGACACCGGCTGGGCCAGCGCAATGCTGGCCTTACCACCGGCAGCCAGCCCGCTGACGAGCGGAGCGGTCTGCACGGTCGGCCAAGTGACAGGGCCACCCGACGCGAACCACGACGGGCCGGTACGCAGCGTGGTCGCCGCGAAACCGGACACCGGATCGGGGAACACGTTGTAGGTCAACTCAATGGAGTCAACCTTCTTAGCGTTGAACGACCGCTTGCCAACCTTGCCCAGCGCGACACGGGGACGCAACTCGGCAATGTATTCGGCGTTCGACATGGTGCCATCGACACCGATCACGCAAATCTGACGGTACACAGTGTCAGTGGTCAACGGCTTAAGGGCGTTGTAGCCGATCTCGCCAACCTCCTGGCCGGTCACCCAGCTAAGCGGTTGGTTGTTACGCAGAGCGTCCACCAGCGGCGAAGACTGCATCGCCGTGAACATGATTTCCTCATTGTCCTCAGTGATGTCGGTGCGCTGCGAGCGACGTGACTGCCAAATCTTAGTCTCGTCAGTCGAGAACTTAGGGTTGAACTCAACCCCGTCCTCGCTGAGCGAACCCAACTCAAACCACTGACCGCCGGGGTTAGACGACGACAGCAAAGTCGAGGTGATGTTGCCATCAGACTGGAAGATGTTAGGGGTCGCAAGGGAGGTGGTGCCGTCAGATTTCCAGTCACGGATCAGAACGGAACCATAAAGCCACTTACGGATGCGGGTGGAGTCCTCGCCCGAACCGGCGATACCATCGGCGGTGAAGAGCGAAGTCCACAAAATTCCTGGCATTATTTAGTTTTCTTTCTGTAAAGGGGGGAGGTGGGGAAGGTGGCCCTAAAGAACCTTAAGAAGGCGAAGGCCAAGCCTGTAACGACCGACGAAACGCCGGAGGGTTTTGTCTTCATAGTCCACATAAAAGGGGACTTCTTCGACATATCGGAAATCAACGCCGTAGGCTTTGCCCCCCACCGTGACCGAAGTCTTAGCGTTAAGGGCTTTCATCTTAGCGTGCATTGACGTAGCCGCATCACTAGCGGCAGTGCGGGACGTGGCGAAACAATGAATCGACACGACAGCGTAATCGCTAACCATGTCCTCTCCCCCGGTGATCCTCTTGACAAGGAAAAACGGCAGGGGAGGACTGGCTTCCATTTCGGTAGCCACATTGACAAGCGTGGGCGACAGATAAGCGACCAGAAACTCTTCAGCCTGGACGGCAACACCATCAACTGACAGTAGTCCCACCCCCGAAGTATTCTAAGGTCGCGGCACGGGGCGCGAACTCTGGCATGTGAACGGAGCCGTACTCAATCCAGTGGGCTTTGTAATCGTGGGCGGTGACGCGGGCCTTCATCGGCCTCACAGCGTTACCCTCAATGAACTTCACCTTGATGGATGCGGAATAGTCACCGGGACGCTCCACATACCCAGACCTAAGGGTATGAACCCTGGAATGGGGATGGTCGAACGCCTCCCAATAGTCAACCCAGAACTCGCGCACCTTTTCCGCTTTATGCATCAATTCCAGGGCAACCTGGGGGGAAGCATTCATTTCGGCCTCAATAGCACCGACAGCGAAACAGGATTGAACCAGACCTTGCAAACTCATATCAACCGTCCTGCCTTTGACATATCACCGTCACATGGTCATTTGTGCCATTCCAGGTGTCGTAAACTTGGACACCTTGCACCCGATAGGAGACACCGCGAAACACTAAAGTGTCTTCAGCTTTACAGGCCGACACCGCAGCGTTAGCCGCCGTGTCAGGCCCGCGAGTGGGAGAAATGCACTTGTGTGTGGATTCGCTGTACTTTGTGTCGCCAACCACGTCGGACAGCGACATGGGTTGCATGAAGCAACCGTTCACCGACGTGCTAGTGGAAGCCTTAACGGCTATCCCCTGCTTATCGCGAGTCGTCGTGTTACCGGCAATGGTGAACGTCACCGTGTGATTTCCCGGTTTCACGACACACCAACATTGACATACCTGTCCAGTATCGAACGGTCAAGGGAGCTAAGGTCGATGACACCGCTGTTTCCGGCGAACCGTGACTCCATGTCTCCGACTCGGCGTTGCACTGTCTGCGCCGGGTTCTCAAGATATTGCTGCGCCAGCCGCACGCACACATCCTTCAACGGTTGAGGGATCGTGGCGTAGCCATGACTGTAGGTAACCCGCAAGGAGCCGGGAAGCCACGGCCACGACGGGCCGACACTCCACACGGTTCCAGGTAGGCCAGTCGTGTTGTAGATGAGGCCGGTAGAGGCCACCCAGTTGTAGTTCGTCAACGCTATCCACGCCATCCCACCCGGTGAATCAGGGTTAGGAAGGTAGCCGTAGACGCTGGTGACGCTGACAACCGGAAATTGGGGCAGCAAAGCAGAATCCCGATTCGGGTCGATGGTCACTACGTCGCCGGTCACCAGATCGAAATTCCGGTCGCAGTAGCCGGTAATTACCGAAGTGGCCCAGCTAAGCGCACCTTCGACCGCAGTGCTGTCGTAGGAATTGGAAACTAAATCTGAATCCTCGGCGAGCGAAGTCACTTTGTCTCTACACCCTCAGTGACCTCGGCAGCAGCCTTAGCGGGAGCCTTAACGACCTTAGCTTTAGCGACCTCTTCGACAACGACATCCTCAACCGGAGCCTCAACAGGGGCGGCGGGCGGGAACAGCGCAAACATGGTGAGAACTGGCTGCGGGGAAACAATGCTGAATGTGTAGTCATCGACCACACACACCGACGTGTCATTCCTATTCACAACAGACTCGGAAATACTTTCGGCCATGAAGACCACCTTTCAGGAAAGGGTTGAGCAGGGGATGCCCGTTAAGGCATCCCCCGCCCACTCCTAATGGACTCCGAATTAACCGTTGACGAGCTGGATAAGCTCAAACGCGCTCGGGCGGTAGACCAGCAGGCCCAGACGCTCTTCCGCACGCACGGTGATGCGACCGTTAACGAAATCGGTTCCGTTAGCGTTGGTCATCTGAAGGCTCACACCTTCACGACGGGCAGTCTGGATGGTGGAGCTATCGAAGTAGCCCACCAGCACAGTGCCGGGAGGAAGCGACTGAGTGGTCACAACAGGGATACCCCACAGCGAGGTGTTGTTGTAGACGCTGGTGCCACCGACACCGCCGCCGCCGTAGTTCTGACCGAAGAAGGAACCACCGAAATACTGTCCCTGCGCGTCTTTCGCAATGCGAATGACGGCATAGTCGGACGGGTGCATCAGGATCGCAGTCGGGGTGTTGAACACCGACAACTGGATGTCCACCAGTGACGAGAAGATACCTTCAGCGATAGCAACCGCAGTCGGGTACACGCCGGTCGCACCTGTGATCTTACGACCGTAGGTCAGCGAGGCAATCGTCTGCTGCTGAACGAACGCACCGTTTTCCCCAGTCTTGGGGAAGTTGACGTTCGTAACAGCGGTGATGGTTTGCGGCTTGGTGAAGCCGGTGCTGCGGTTAAGCAGACCGTTAACACCAGGATAGCCGGAACCGGCCAGAATCTGGATTTCTTCCTGACGCTGAATGCCCTCAAGCAGACGGCCCTGGATGAACGAAAACAGTTGCGGCGCATCCTTGATGACCTCATCGGTCAGGGTCGCAGCGTTAGCAATCTTGCCAACCTGCTCGTACACCCGCGAGAACTGCTCGCTGGAGAACGGGTACAGAGCGTTCTCGGCCACGGCGGCGGCGTTGTTCGTTGCCACCGATTCGGTCAGGTACGACAGATCGGGAGTCGTCACCGGAATTGAGGTGATGAGATCGGAAACCCGCAGGTTGTAGAACAGTTGCTGGACGATTCCCGGCAGGAACGTCGGCAGGATGCCCTGCGCGAGGCCACCCGGCAGGAACGGGTTCTGACCGGCAGCGGTCGGGCCGGTAGCACCAGTCAGACCTTCACCCATCAGGTTGTTAGCGGCGACAGCATCCTTAGCTTCCACGTTGAACGTGAAATCGAATTCCTGCTTGACACCCTTGAAGTCGTCCAGAGCTTTAACGGCTTCCTGATACTTGGGGTGGCGCAGAAGGGCCATGCCCAGGTCGCGACGGATCGCGCCAAGGTTACGAACCTCAAGCTCGGGCAGGACGGACGGAGTGCCGTCGATTTCCTTAGCCTCGGCAGTCGGGCCAAGCTTGGCCGACATTTCCGAAGCACGCTCACTGTTTTTGACAGCCAGCATGTGGGCATCCCAGTCGCCCTGAACCCGGTCAAGGGCAGAACCCTTTTCGGCCTCAGTCATTTCACTGGCGTTGATGTCCTCAATTGACTTAGCAATCTCGCGACCGCGAGCCTTAAGTTGTGAAGAGTTCACTTTGTAAATCCCTATTCAGTTGTTGTTATTGGGGAAGGGGTATTAGTCCGAAAGGACTTCTGATGCGAAGATGGACATGGCTAAACGCCTAGCCCTCGCCGCACTATCTGCCACCTCGGACTCAGCGGCCTCTTCAGCGGTTTCGTCGGCGGGCGCGGGCACTACGTCAGTGGCGGCGGCAGCGTTCTCAACGGGCGAATCGGCGGGTGAATTACCCTGTGGCTCACCGGCATCAGCTTCAATGTCGGAAGTTAAAACAGCCAGAGCAGCTTTGAACTGCTCTAGCGAAAACTGGGGCACCACATTCAAGTTGATGCCCTTCATCATGTCGTCGGCGCAGTCAGGGTCATAAACACCCAACGCCTCCATCAGGCAGTCAATCGTCTCGCCCACGCCCAAGAGCATGTCCAGGGCTTGAGCAACCTCAACGGGAAGCGAGGCACGATCCACGCGGCAAGTCATGTCGATGACCTCATCTAGCACTGCGTCGATACCGGCCAGCATCTGGGCCGGGGTTGTACCGTCGCCTTCCAACGCTTTAACCGAAGCGTCATCGGCAGATTTGTTAGCACCTTCAGCTTCACCGGAAACGTCGCCCTGATCCTCAACGACAGACTCCACAACAATGCAGCTAGCACCAAGATGGCTGGCCGCGTCATGGATGGCCTGAACCAGTGCGCCGTCACCCGAACCCGCAGACGTGCCAGCCTTAGCGGCAGCCTCAACGGATTGCAGGAACTTGACGGCGGCATCGCTCACCGAATCGGTGCCGCCTTTAGCGTCAAGGATGACCGCATCCCTGTTAGACGGGATCGCCACAACGCCGACGTTCAGAAGCTCCCGGCGAGGGGTTCCATCCTTCTTAGACCTGTCAGTCAGGAAAGCAACGCTGACCGTGCGAACGTGACCCTCACGGATCAGGGTTCGCACCTCCTGCGCCCGCTCAATGGACGAGAACGAAGCGTCGATCATCAACTGGCCGTCCTCATTGAAATAAGGGCGAGCCGAACCGATAGTCGTACCGACACTCATGCCGTGATCGGAGTCGATGGTGATGTGATCCGGCAGTGGGGTGATCCACTCGTCGGAAGCCAGCCGGTCGCCATCACGATCCAGCGAAGGGGTGGAAGCGATAGCCGTGAAACCGCCGAACGGCTTATCGGGGCTGTCGCCAATGTCCTCAATCGTAGCGTCGAGCGATTTACGCTCCACGTCAGGAATGGAGTCGGTCATATTAAGTTTTGCCTTTCGTTCTGCTCACGGACAGCAACATCGACCGCGTGCAAGATGTCTTCCCACTCGTCGGGGTATTCCTCGTAAAGCCGCAGAGCTACCTGCTGAATGTCCTTGTTCCTGCCAAGCTCACCCTTGATTGTGCGGATGTGCTTCAGCGGGGACTTAGGCCCAGCAGGCGAACCGCCCTGAGGGGCAGAAGCTGGCTTAGATGCAGGATTGGGGGCCGGAAGAGCGGGAACGCTATTCGGCTTAGAGTTATCAAGAGAAGCAACAGGAGTAGAAGCGGGTTTGGCCGCTGGCTGATCTTCACCAGGGGCGGCACCGGACGGCGGCGTTCCCAAAGCTTGCATCGCAGAGTTGGCGTAAAGCTCATCGGCCTTAGGGTCATCAGACCTGTTCAAGCCCATAAGCTGCCGGTACTCGTTAGGTGTCATACCGCCCGAATTCACCGCCGCCTGACCGGATTGGGTGCGCGTCTCCCAGTCGCCGCGAATAACATCATCCACCGCGAACTTCATTTGGTTTTTGCGACTCCAATAAGAGCCGACATACTTATCCATCACCGACTGGATCAATTCAATGGGCGGGGCCATCGTATCCCTGTAGAATGCCCTCATCTGGGCACTGATATTAGAGAACGTCGCCTTATCCAAAATATGCACGATAGGCGGGGCGGTGTCGTAAACGCCGCACACCTCTTCCCGGTTCAAATGCCGGGACTCAATGAACTGCATTTCGATAGCCGTCAACTGGAACGACGCTGCCGTAACACCGTCCTCCAAAACTAATGCCTTACCGGCGTTGCTCGACCCGGCATGATTCTGCTTAAAAGCATTGCTAAGCCGTTCTCGACCGGCCTGACCTAGCGACTTCTCCGAAGTCAACACAATGTTGGGCCGTCCAGAGTTACCCCACATCGCCGCCGTGGCGTTGCGCGACGAGTCCTCCGCGAAAATGGTGGACTTTAAAGACTCCATGCGGCTAAGGCCGCGCTCAAGCTTATTAGGGTTGAACAGGCGAAAAGGAACAACATCCGACTGCGGGAATGACACTAGCTCCGCACCTAAGCCGGAACCGGCCTGGAACGTGTAGGTGTACTCCCCCTTTGCCGGATCGCGCCGAAGCGCAACCCTCGACGGGTGCAGCGGCATGAAGCTCACCGGCAAATCGTTGTCGTCCTTCACCATCGCCAAATACGTTTCACCGTAAATGTCGATTGTGGTTTGAACCCACGCCCAAAAACTGAAGTTGTCCATGTACTGGCAGGGGTTGGCTACAAGGGACGCATATCGCGATCTGGTATCCAGTGACCGGGTGTTGCCGTTCACGTCCCACACGTCTACTGGGAGCCTAGCAATAGCCATCGCACGCTTGTCTATGACAGTGCGAACCCACGGTTGTTGTTTGTAAATCTCCCCATACAGGGCATAGCTGCGCTCCAAATTCAAACCCAAAGAATCTGGGTAGTAGAACGAAGTCGCTAACTGCGGAGATAGCTCCGCGAGAGCCTGGGGGGCAAGGTTGGGAATTGACTTCCCATTAGCCAACAGCACCAGTCACCACCTTACCGGGGGCAGATGGCGACACCGACACCCGCTGAATATACGAAACATTGTCCCGATCAATGAACAGCGGGCTTTCCGCACCATGACCATTAACGGTCACATCCACAAACTGGAAGTTACTCTTAGCTACAGAGATAAGGACACCTGAAAACGGGGAAGAACCATCCTTAGGGGTAACGTGAAACCGTTCCCGCAAGTGATCCTTCAGCAGGTCTGCTTTGCGAAACAAGTGGTGGCCTTTCTCACAAGACGAGGATTTCCTCATCTTCATAGATGGAGCGAGCATTGGAGCCACGCGAATGCCAAGCATTGATCGCCATAACACAGGCCGGAACACCGTCGATACGCTTAGCAGCAATATCCCGGTCAGGCTTATCGGGGCGAATCAAATCAGGGTCATACGGGGCTACACGGGCCTCGCAAGAGTCAAAACAGAACCGTGCAAGCGGATTACCATGATGCCGGAATTTCTTCTCCATCACCATTTCGTAAATACGATGCATACCGTCAGACATGTGCGAATAATCGTTGCCGTAAGCGAAAATCTCGCGCACATAAGTGCGGGACTCAATCTCCTGAATGACAGGATCAGACGACCACTTATCGGCATCTCCACCCAAAATCTGGAAACGCTTAGAATCGGCCTCAATGTCGGCGTACACGCGCTGGAAGTCCAGCACCTCACCGTCAGTGACCGTCAACCATCCATCGCGGATGAACTGCGAAAACCGTCCACTGTTCAGCCGGTCAAGCTTAGCTACCGCAGCCTCAGGTGCCCAGAACCGCCACACAACATCGACAGAACCGTCAGCACTGGGAAACACATAGCAGATGCAGCACAAATCCTTACGCGCCGCCAAGTCCAAGCCCAACCAGCACTCCCGGCCAGCGAACGCATTCATCGTCTCCGTGGAAGTTTTATGCACCACACCAGGGGTTTCATCCCACAAATGCATTTTCATCCAGCGGATAGTCGAGTTCTGCCACTGATTGAGCCGGAACTGCCGAAAACCCATCTCCGAGATCGGATTGTTCTTAGCTTCTATAGCCTGCTTACGCATAGCTTCCCAGCTAAGGAACTGACCTAACGCCGGGTTCGCCGCAGGCCAATTAGCCTCATCCCACGGGTCGGCATCCATTGCGGTGTTCCGCATATAGACGAAGATGTGCGGGGCACGTTCAGGCTCGTCGGCCACCTTCTGCATCTCTTTGTGCATCTGACCGGCGAAACCCTCAGTGTCGTTTCCCGCAGTGGTTGAAGCCACCATGAGCGGCTGGCGGCGGGCACCGGAACCCATACCTGTTCGCATGGAATCCCACATACCGCCGTTGGGCCAAGCAAGAATCTCGTCAGCACCCACACCGCTAGGGTTGGAGCCAAGAGCCGACTGCGCGTCAGCAGCGATAACCTCGTAAAACGAGTTAGTGCGAGGATCATAAATCCGCTTCTTGTACTCGGTGATCTTTAGCCGCTTAGACAGAACCGGGGAGAACCTGACCATCTGCGCCGCCACATCGTAGGCAAGAGCGGCCTGCTTACGATCACGGGCAATGCCGTAAATCTCAGCAGACTCCTCGCCGTCAGCGACCAGCAGATACAGCATGATCCCGGCCAACAGTTCAGTTTTGCCGTTCTTCCTACCAATTTCGATCCACGCAATCTCATATCTGCGCTTGTAACCGAACTCGCCGGAAAACTCGCAATCACCAAACAGGGGCCGAATAATTCCCTCGCGCTGCCAATCCGCAAGGACGAACCGCTTACGGGAATAAATACCCTTAGTGTGGACGAGGATTTCCTCAAAGAACGCCTGAGCTTTATCGGCCCGTGGGGCACAGAAATGGCTACCCGAGTCGGCGCACTCGACGCTATCGAAGGTGTACCCGCAAACCTCCAAGGCACACCCCCTTCCTAGAACATGGTGAAGAACTGGTTAGTCGGGGCTTTACTTGAGTACCACTCCGACTCCATGATGGTTGGCGGCAGCGGCCCAAGTTGTTGTGAAGCCCCTAGTGTCGCCAGTGTTTATCGTGGACTCTTGCCAGCCAAACGAGCCGCTATTTTGGCGAGAAGTTTGCGTTGCGCTAGACCAGACAACATTAGTTCCCATTACCGCAACGCCACCAGGGAAAGCGGGAAGGCTAAGGGTCAGGCCGGTGCTGTTGTTAAACGTGGCGACGTTGGCGGCGAAGCCTGTCACACCGGAATAAGCAATGCTGCTGCCGCCCACCGAATATCCAGCGAACGCCCCAATCGTTGTGCTGATTGTGCGTACACCCGGCGTAGGGTTCATCAGGCCATAGAGGTAGTAGTAAATATTGCCAAAGCTTGTGTACCCCAACGCATTAATGAACGTGAGCGTTTGGCCCGTGTCTATAGAAATTGCCGCTGGCGAATTTGAGTTGCTGACAGATAGCACCAACAGACAGTTCGCTGTTGCGCCAACGGTGTGTGTCCATGATGTACCCAAGGCAGAAACATACGATCCTGCCGCCACCGACTCAAACGCAATACCAGACGGCGACGGTATTTTCTGATTGCCGACCATAGCGGCCCTAGACGACCGCATCAGTATTGGTATCCCTGCGCCGCTTGCCCGTACCAGTACACGCCGTCGCTGAAAAACGTCAAAATGTCCATGCGGCCTAAAACGGCAGTGATTACCGGCGCACCACCCGTACCCCACCGGACGTTAGTAAACGTCGCAGTAGTAGCCGTGCCCGTCGCAGGCTGACGCAAATACAACACAAACGAAGCACCGTTCGACACCGCAGGCATCGTCACCGTACAAGCAGTAGCCGACGTTAACGTGGCGGTCTGCACCGTTCCCGCGAGGGTCAGCGTAACCGCCGCTCCAATCGTGCCAACGGCAGTTGTGGTTTCGATGATGTTCGCCGTAATAGTTCCGGTTGCATCACGCAAAGCCAACGTGTTAGCCGTTGCCGCCGTCGCCACGCCAGTACCAGTTGGAATACCGTTTATCACCGGGGTAGTCAATGACGGGGAGGTCATGGTCTGCACACCCGTAAAGGTGTTCGCCGCGTCGGTACGGGCCAGGGTTGCACTGCTGGCTGGGAACGTCATCGTCAAGCCATCTACCGCCGTGGTGGTGGCTAATGTCAACGTGTTGTTGACCGTTAGCTTCTTGCCCGTCGCGGCCAAAGAACCGTTATATACCGCAGTCCAGTTCGCCGCCGCCGTAGGA